CGGTTCAGCAACCTGCAGGAACTACAGTTGCAGGTCAAACTAACTATTCATGGTCACAATGGGTTTTAAGTAATTCAGCACCTAATTTTGAAAGTTGTCATGAAGTTGATTATATAACTATACCTATAAATTCAGTACAGTCAGATGATGCAACTACAATATGGAATACTGCACAAGAAACTTTTACAAAGATATATCCAACAATGGATTCTATACAACTTAAGCACAGAACATCAACATCTAATTTAAAAACGGGTGAGTTATGTGATAGTGATAGTATAAAATTTGATGTTATTATTGAAGGTACTGATGGTACTATATATTCACAAACAACCAGAAACGTGCCTGATACTAATGACCAACAAACATTTGTACATCTTTATAGTATGGACTTGACAGCTATGCCTGTTGGTGCTTCTGCTAGAATTAAGATGAGGCGTTACGCTTTTGAGCCAAACAGTTTAGCATTAAATATGTCTTTTGCTTTAGTAACAGACTTAGGTTCAGATGGTTATGGTCCACAAAATAATTTAGATATAAAACTTACTATAAATTGGTCAGAATTTAATCAAGGTGTATATGGTGCTACAATTAATGTACCTGCTTGTATTGATTCTTCAATAACGCAAAAAGACTTTTTAAAAGACTTAATAGAACGTTTTAATCTTGTAGTTATTGCAGACCCCGATGATGCCTCAAATATAATTATAGAACCTTATAATGACTATTTATCACAAAGTACACTTGTTGATTGGACACAAAAGCTAGACACATCAAAAGAAGTAATAATTAGAGATACAACATCACTACAAAAAAAGACTATAAATTTAACAGACTTAGAAGATGTTGATTTGTGTAATAAAACAATAAAAGAAACACAACCAACTGCTAATGTATTTGGTCATCTAAATATAACAGAAACTAATAATGATTTTGCTACAGGTGAAATGACTAACAATCCAATCTTTTCACCATACATTAATCAAAAGGTGTTTAGAGGTGATGACAATTTACAAGACCCATCATATTTAGCTAATATGACTGTTCAATATGAATTTACATATACACAAGTTGAGGGTGGTTTTGAAAACCCTACAGAAGCAACAAAGCCAAAAATATATTGGTATAATGGTTTAGCTACAACAGTAAAAGATTCAGCTGATAATACTAAAACATACTACCTACATAATAACGTATCAAATAGTATCACACCATATTCTTTTACAACATACCCTGTATGTACTCCTTTTGATATTACACCATCTAGTGATGCTTATACATTAACACAAGCCAACAAATCTTTATATTGGAATAGTACACCACCAATAGTAGGTGAATTAGATATTTTTAATTATGAAGATGAATCTGGGAGTTGGTTTAATAATTCATTATATGGTTATTACTGGAAGCAATATCTTGATGGTGTTTATGGTGTAGATGCACGATTGATGGAATGTTATCTTAATCTCAATGAAGTAGATATATTCAATTTTAAATTTAATGATGAAGTATTTATAAAAGATACTTATTATAGGATTATTGAAATTAGCAATTATCAAGTAGGTGCAAAAGCATCAACAAAAGTTAAGTTATTAAAATCACTAGACACTATTTCAACAGGTAATGATTGTGGATATGTATTAGGTAATTTTAATGGCTCAAATACTTTTTTTAATTTTTTCTATGTTTGGTGTCCGAGTAGTGAGCCGAACTGCACACCATCTGTAACTGCAGGTGATTATTCAGGACTGGTAGCACCTCCAGCGTGTTGTCTTGGTCTTGGTGGGTTTGTCAATTATAACTATACTGCTTATGCTTCTCAAAATTTATATTTATGCAGTATTAATGCAGGTAGTATTCCAATAAGATTACAAAACATATTACGATTCAGAACCTTGTTTAATGTAGGTCAATTAAAAAGTATGTTCTATGAAAAATTAGGTGGTTTAAATAAACCCCTAATGATTGGAACAGGTAACACAAAATATGCTACACCATTAATTAATTCATTTGGTAATGATATAGCTATTAAATACACTAATAAAAGAAAAGGATTACCACCTATTGAGGGTGAATCACATCGAATGGTTTTAACAGGATTCACAGATGGAAATACACGTAATTATGCCTATCCTGAGGGTACTAAAAATGCAAGAAAGATATATTTACCACCAGATTGCACAACTATAATAAGAGTAAAAGGAACAGCAACTGTTGTAGGTGGTAAAAGCTCTACTTATGTTGTGGGTTATACTGAGGGTTTTGCTTATTATACGGCTTTTAAAAATATCAGTGCTAGTGTTACACAATTAAGCACAACAGGTGGCCAACAAGAGTTTAGTATTCGTGAGGGTGCTAATCCTACAACTTGCACATTATATATATCAACAGGTGATGGTGGTGAATTAAAATTTGGATTAGATGACAGCCAAACAGACACCAAAAGGGTGTGGTCATTGAGTGTTGATATTGATGTACAACAAATTTATAGTATCGGATTACCTTATGATGAAAATTGGGCGTTATACCAAAATGGGGAAAATATACAATTTCAAAATTATAAACTAATGATATGGAACTAAAGAAATATATAGAAAGCGTTGCAAAGGTTATTATTCCTGCAATAGACCATTTGCAGTTAGTAGATTATAAAGACAAAGAATTAGATTTTGCTTATGGTATGCAAGAATATCACACAAGTTTTAGAAAAATGTTTAAACAAATAATGAGAATAATTTTTAGATAATATGTCACAAGAAAAAACAGTCAAATTAAATATAGATGCAAAAGATGCTTTAAAGAGATTAGAAGCAGTTGAAAAGGAATTAGCTAATATAGGTAAAACTGCAAAAAAAACAGAACAAGGTACAAGTGCATTAGCAACAGGGTTTAGAGGTATTGGTTTAGCATGGAAAGCTATCGGAATTGGTGCAGTTATAAGTGCGTTGCAATTTCTTGCAGATAAATTTAGTGCTAATCAAGAAATAATGGACAAGGTAAATATAGCAAGTGCAGTATTTGGTGATGTGATGACTAAAATAGGTACTGTTGTAATTTCTGTTGTAAAAGGTTTAGGTTTATTAGGCAAGGCAGTTGGTAAGGTTTTAAAGGGCGAATTTAAAGAAGCAGGAGAAATAGCTAAACAATCTTTTGATGGTGTAAAAGAAGCAGTTGTTGGTAACAATGAAAGTTTTTCGGATTTTATTAATAATGCTAAAGAAAGTGCAAAAGAAAGTGTAAAAGTTGCAAAAGCTATGAATAGTATGCGTAATGAAGTAAAGTTAGCAGATGCACAACAAAGACAATTGCAATTAACATACCAAAGAGATGCAGAGTTGCAAAGGCAAATTAGAGATGATACAAGTTTAACTATTCAAGAACGTATAGCTGCTAATGAAGAACTGGGTCGAATACTAGATGAGCAATTTTCTAAAGAAGAAGCATTAGCACAAAAAAAAATAGACTTAGCAGCATTAGAATTATCAAGGAATAAAACAAACATTGATTTGCAAGTTGCATTAATAGATGCTAAAACAGAATTAGCAGACTTAGAAGAAAGAATTACAGGTCAGCGTTCAGAGCAATTAACTAATTTAACTGCACTAGAAGAAGAATATCAAAAAAGTATAGAAACAACAGGTGATACAGTTGTTGCTACTGCAAAAGCAGGTGTAGTAATTACTAAATTAACAGAAGACCAAAAAAGAGATATTATCTCGAATTCATTAGGGCAAATAGCAGGTGCATTAGGTGAAAATAGTAAAGCAGGAAAATCATTAGCAATAGCACAAGCTTTAATGGACACTTATGCAGGTGCTAATAAAGCTCTTGCACAAGGTGGTATATTTGGTGCTATTTCAGCTGCTGGTATTGTAGCTGCTGGTCTTGCTAATGTTGCTAGAATAAAATCAACAAACCCTGAAACGGGTGCAGGTGGTGGTGGTGGTGGTGCTGATACTAATGTACCAACACCTACAGGATTAGGTGGTGCAGGATTAATACCTAATTTAGAAAACATTAATCAAAATGACTTAGGAACACCAGAACCAGTACAGGCATTTGTAGTAGAAAATGATATATCAAATGCTCAGGCATTACAAGAAGAATTAGAAATACAAGCTACATTATAAACAAAATTATAAACTTTATATTTATAGATGTTATGGGAAAAAAGAAAAAACTAATAGAATTAATAATAGATGAAACTGCAGAACACTTTGGTGTTGATGCTATTTCAGTTGTCAAGTTTCCAGCAATAGAAGAAAACTTTGTTTTTTTCAATAATGACTTTTTATCACTTGCAAAAGTAGATGAAGAACAGAAACAATTAATTGGTGCAATTTTAATACCAGACAAAAAAATACCTAGACTAGACAAAGAAACTAACGAGGAATACGATGTTTTCTTTACTAAAGAAACTATTAAACAAGCACAAAAGTTGTTTATGAATAGTCTGAATAATAATAACCATACACTAGAACATAAAGAGCCAATAAAAGGCTTAACAGTAGTTGAATCATGGATTAAAGAAGATAAGAAATTTGATAAGTCAAATATGTATGGTTTTAAGAATATGCCTGTTGGAACTTGGTTTGTGCAGGTAAGTGCAGAAAATAATCCTGAGATTTGGGAAAAAATTAAAAATAAAGAAGTGCGTGGTTTTAGCATTGAGGGTTACTTTACTGATAAACTAATTGAAGCATCAAAAGAAAGAGATATTTTAGATGAAGTTTGTGAAGATTGTCCTGATGAAGTAATGATGGGTAAAATAAAAGATATTATCTTAGAAAACGAGTTACGCCCTGTAGGTGCATTAGATGGTGAGCCACTATTTAGGACAAAAGAAGAAGCTGAATTATATGCTGAAATGTTTAAAGGTTGCTCTGGTAGTCATGCACATAATGTTGATGGTGTAAGGTTATTCATGCCTTGTGATGACCATGCTTCTGCAACTATGCGTGAAGAACACTCAGAAACAGGAAGAAAAAAAAGAAAACGAAAATACAAGATGCTAGAATATGTAGCTTTCGCTAAACGTAAAGCGATGCTAAAGTATTCTTGGGACGAGTGCATGAAAGACCAGATGAAAGAATACGGCAACAAAGAAATAGCTGCTAAGGTCTGTGCTGCTATTAAAAACAAGACAGTAAAACGTTAGAGAAATAAACAACATTAACCCTTTTATATTTATAGTTAGTTATGGAAACAATAGAAAAAATTTTAAATATCTTGAAAATGAAAAACAAACCAAAATCTTATTCTGTTAAATTTTATGCAGAAATGAAATTAGACGATGGACGTATTATTGCTACAGAAGATGAGCAATTTATGATTGGGTCTAAAGTATTTGCCATTAGTGATGATGGTGAGGCTTCTTCATTAGAAGCAGGAAGTTATACAATGGAAAACGGAAACAAATTGACTATTGGTGATTCATCAGAAATTCTAGACTTAGGAGAAGAAAAGGAAGCAGAAGATGTTGAGGCATCAGAAGAAGAATTATCTGAAGAAGTTGAAGAATCTAAAGAAGAAGAATTAGCTGAGGAAGCAGATGTTGCTGATTGGAAAGGTATGGAAATAAGAATAAAAAATTTAGAAGATGCTGTTGCTGACCTAAAAGCAGACAAAGTAGAAGCGTCTGCTGAATTATCTGAAGAAAAAACAGAAATGGGTTCAGAAATAATTGGTGAATTAACTACACAAATTGAAGAACTTAAAAGCAAAATAGTTGAATTAAGTAACGAACCTGCTGATGAAGGCATTACATATAACCCTCAAGGTTTAGAACCAAATTCAACTATTAATTTAAAGAAACTGTCTACTACTGAGAGGGCAGCATATTACATTAACAATAAATAATTTTTTAAAATGGCGAATAATAAATATAATTTAAGTAAAGAATATCAATTTGATATTACTGTTACTGACAACACTTACGCGGGTAAGTTAGCGTTGCCTTATGTTACTGCTGCAGTTAAAAGTCCTGACACAGTAGCCAAAGGTTACGTTAGACAAATAGATGGTTTAAATTCAAAAGCGGTAATTTCTAACTTAGGAATTAGCGACCCTATATTGGCTGCGGGTTGTGATTTTGACACAAACAATACGGCAGCTATGGCTCTCACAGAACAAGTTTTAACATTAACTGATTTGAGAGTAAATGAGCAAGTATGTCGAAAAACAATTTTTCCTACATGGATTGGAGAAAATATGGACAGAAATGGAAACCTTCCTACTAATTTTGAAGATTTTTTATTATCTACAGTTGCAGGAAAAGCTGGTGAGCAATTAGAGGAATTTATATGGACAGGTGCTGCTCCTTTTGGAACAGGATTTTTATCTAACAATGGAACATTTGACCAAACTGGATTAAACAACTCTGCACTTGCTGATTTTCCACAAGCAACTATTGCAGGTGGTGCAGGTGTTGATTCAACAAACGCTGTTGCAGCATTTGGTAAAGTTTATGACAGTGCAGCAACAAATTCTCCCTCAATACTATCTAAAACAGGATTAGCTTTTTATTGTAATAATAGAACTTATGGTTTTTATATTCAGCAATTAGCAGGTCAAGGTGCTTTTACTGTTCATCAAGGTATTAATAACTTAGGACCAGACCAATCTTTTCCACAAGCTACATATTTAGGTATTCCAATTTATGTTTGTCCTGGTATGCCAGATGACGCTATTGTTTTGACATACAAAGACAACTTAGTATTTGGAACTAACCTAGCTACTGATTGGACTGAGGCGAGAATTATACCAACTTATGAATATGATGGTTCAGACAACGTGAGAATCGTAATGAATTTTGCAGTTGGTGTACAGGTTGCAGTTAAAACAGATGGTGTAGTCGGTTGCGATTTCTAAAAAAACTTTAAATAGGGGGTTGCAATATACCCCCTTTTTATTAACCTTATAATAAAATAATAATATGGCTTGTGACTTAACAAGAGGGCGAAAAATAGACTGTAAAGATAGTATAGGTGGCTTAAAAGCAATTTATATTTGCAAATCGTATTCTGATAACATTTCTGCTACTGCTACAATTAACACTACTGAAATGACTACTGCAGGTTTTGCAAATTGGTCTTGTTGTGGTGGTACAGTAGAGGTTTTTAAGTATAACTTAGTTGCAAATTTATCTAGTTTGACAGTTACCACAAATTCTGATAATGCAAATGGTACTTTATTTTTTACACAAGCATTATCAATAACACTACAAAAGATTGACCACGATATGACAAATGAGTTGCGACTTATGGGTTATAGTAGAGCGCAAATCTTTGTACAAGATGAAAACGATAATGTGTTTTTATTAGGAATTGATGGTGGTTGTCATGTTTCAGGTGGTACAGTTATCACAGGAACTGCTAAAGGTGATTTGACAGGGTACACAATAGAGTGGAGTGCAGAAGAAAAGAATGCAGTTATTCAACTACCTGCATCGGCAGGCGTTGCTACTACTAAATATCCTTTTGATGGATTAACTGATGAAGCAAACTTAACAATTACTGAGGGTTCTTAATCGTTACTCTAATATATAAGAAAAGAGGGGTTTTATTACCCCTTTTTTTGTACACTAAAAAACAATTAGCTTATATTTATATTTATAATAAAACACTATGACTTGGAAACTTAAAAAAGAATGGGAAGGCAAATTGGTTGATTCAATTAGAATACCATTAGACAATATGACACAAAAGCAAATTAAAAGTCTTAATGAGGGCGTTAGAAATAACTTATTTGAAAAGGTAAAAACAAAAAAAGAGAAATAATATGTTTCAATTTGTAGTATCAGAACTTGTTGTAGTAAGTCAATTATTCAACACTCAATATGTGTGTTTGATGGATAAAATGACTTCAACTGATTATTTGCCTTTAGTTAGGGTTGTAAGTCAAGCAACGGGTGCTGAAAAGGTTTACAAACCTAATACGAGCTTAATGGGGCAACCTACAATCAATGAAAGGTATTACACCATAAATACTGTATTGTTAGACACTGGAGATTCTGCTACAGGTACAACAGAAGATTTGGCTGCAGGGTTGGTTAGATTTGAAATTAATTCAAAATTTCCTTTAGGTCTTTATGACTTATATATATATGAAAATACTGAGGATAGTAACACATCACTTAAAGTTTCTGAAGCTATGCAACCACCACTTTATAAAGGTGTTGTGAATGTAACAAATAATGAGTTTTATCAAAATGTACATTATCTAGAATATGATAAAAATGATTCTAAGGTTGATTTTAATTATCAGACCTATGATTTTTATGAAGAAGATTAAAAAAATAAAAAATGAATTTAGACTTAATAAAATTATCACATTATAATATACCACATCTAGTTGAGAAACATAATCAAGATTGGGTAAGTTTTGGTGAAGATAATCTCTATCCAAACTATCTATTAGACCTATTCTTAGGAAGTGCTATCAATGGTGCTTTAATTAAGTCAATAGGTGCTATGATATATGGTGAGGGTTTGGCTGCCACTAATGTTGATGATAATACAGACACAAAAGAATCATATTTACGATTAACAGAACTTTTAGAAAATTCTGATGATGATGTGCTAAAAGACCTAGCTATGGACTTAAAGCTATTCGGGGGGTGTTATGTGAATGTCATTTGGTCAAGAGATAGAAGCAAGATTGCTAAAATACTTCATATACCTGCACAATACATTAGAAGTGGTAAAATGATAGATGGTGAAATAGACACATATTATTATTCTGCTGATTGGTCTAAATGGAAAAAAGGCGAATACAGACCTAGACCATATCCTGCTTTCAATACAGAAGATAGAACACAAGCAAGTCAAATCTTAATGATTAGAGATAAAAACCCTGCATTATTTTATGGCTTTGCACCTGATTATGTGGCTGCTACAGATTATATTCAATTAGACCTTGAGATTGCTCAATTTCATTTGTCTAATATATCAAATGGTATGTTTCCATCTATGGCTATTAATTTTGCAAATGGTGTACCTACAGAAGAAGAAAGAAGAACTATTGAAAGACAAATAAACCAAAAGTTTACTTCTAGTGGTAATGCAGGAAAAATACTAATTACTTTCAATGATGGAAAAGAATCAGCACCAGAAATAGTACCAATAGATAGTAATGGTGCTTCTGAAAAATATCAATTTTTATCTACAGAAGTTGTAAACAAAGTATTATCAGGGCATCGAGTTACAAGTCCTTTATTATTTGGAATACGTGCTGAGGGTGGTGGATTAGGTTCAAATGCCGATGAATTAAGAGATTCTTACAGTTTATTTAACAATACAGTTATAATACCTTTTCAAAACGTGCTTTTAAAAGGTTTAAACAAGATATTTAAAGTAAACGATATAAACCTTGATTTGTACTTCAAAACGCTTAAACCTGCTGATTTCATTGATTTGGAGGTTACTAAAACACAAAGTGAAGAAGAACAAGAAAAAGAGGGTGTATCAAAAGAAGATGTTAATTCTGATGATTTTGTTGAAATGTCTGATGATGATTTGAATATAATCTTTGAAGAATTACATGGTGAGCAAATAGATTCTGATGTTTGGGAAATAGTAGATGAAAAAGATGAGGGTGAAGTTGATGATTATGAAGAATGGGCAAAAAGGTTAATAAAAGAAAACAAAGAAAAGTTTGCAGATGAAATAAGAAGCAAAGAAGATTTGCCCAGTCAATTAGACAAATCATTTTATAGAGTACGTTTTAAGTATATTAAAAAGAGTAGAAAACCTAGCAAATCAACTAGAACATTTTGCAAAAATATGATGCGATTAGCTAGGGCAGGTTTTGTTTACAGAATAGAAGATATTGACAAGGCAAGTAGAGAGGGCGTAAATAAGCAATTAGGTCATAAAGGAAAACCTTATGACTTGTTTAGGTTTAAAGGTGGTGTATATTGCAGACACGCTTGGAAAATTATTTTATATAGACTAAAAGATGGAACAGAATTAAGAGATGCTGAAAGTATGGATGACTACAAAAAAACAGATAGCATACCTAAAAGCTATACACCAAAACCTAGAGGAATTAAAGATGCAGTAACAGCACCAGAAAATATGCCTAATCAAGGTCATTATCCTGGCGTAAAATAAAATAAATTATGGCTGAATTTAACGATACAATACAACATATTTGCTTCATATCAAGCACAAGATTAAAAAAAGATTCTGCATTAGGTGGTTCAGTAGATGACAACCTTATTATGCCTTATATCTTACTAGCTCAAGATATGAACATACTACCGATATTAGGAACAGACCTAGATGCTAAACTAAAAAATGATATATTTGAACAATCACAATCACCATTTCCTGATATACCAGGTGCATATAAAACTTTATTAGAAAACTATGTACAACCCTGCCTTGTACAATTTGCATTTTCTACTCTTGCACCTTTTCTTAGACTGCGTTTTAGTAACAATTCTGTTGTGGTAATGGGTGCTACAGAACAATCATCTTCTGCTACTTATGATGATATAAAACCACTAATGGACACTGCAACTGATGCTGCTGAATTTTACCGACAAAGAATGATTGACTATTTAAGAAATAACTCTAGCTCATTTCCTGAATATACAAGCAATAGTGGTTCAGACCTCAATCCAACAACTAATAACTATTTTGCAGGAATACAATTAGAACCAACAACGCCAATGAGCAATAGATTAAAAAGTTTCTTGCAAGGTGCAAACATTACAACTTATGGGTGTTAAGAGGCGTGAATATCCTGCGAGTAAGGAGAATTTTAAGAAATTAAAAAACTATATTAAAAAATTAAATTATGGCTGGACAAAGACTAACAGACAAGACAGCACTAGAACAACAAGCAGGTAGTGGTGATTTGCTAATGGTTGTAGATGTATCAGACACTACGGGTAGTGCTGAGGGTACATCTAAACAAATGGATTTTAAATATGTTATTCAAACAGATAAAATTTCTGTTTCTAATGCAGAAATACAAGCACTAGATTCAACGCCTAAAACATTAGTTGGTGCATTAAGTGGTTATATGGTTACGCCTTTAAGTGTTACATTTTTAGTTACTTATGCTGCTTCTACAGATAGTGCTAACAAGAATATATATATTGGATATGATGATTCCACAACTACAAACTATTGGGATTATTCAGAACGCTTTATGAGTGGTCAAACAACTGATAACTCTTATGTATTTGGTGGTAAAATGGCTAGTAGATACCCAATGCGTACATCATCTATTTTAAACGCACCTTTTATTATTTGGTCTAATGGTGCTTTTAATGGTGGTTTTACAATGGATGTATATATAACATACGCATATACAAAAGTATTATAATGCTAAAGTATTTATTGCTAATACCATTTTTGTCTTTCGGACAATTTTATAAATACTCTACTATTTATGCAGGAGGTTCATTAAATTCAACAATGACACCAATAGAAACCTACGATTATAATAATGGTCAATTAATAAATACAACAAATGATGGTGGTGCTAATTATAGACTGCATATAGGACTTAAAAAACTTTCAAGATATAAGTTTGAAAAAAAACCTAAATTCTACTATGATGGAAAAGAAGAAAATGCTACTATAAATAGGTCATCATTAAGTGGCTTTGAATACCTCTTAGAATACGAAAAAATCAAAGATAGAGGAATAGAATTTGAGAATCATGAAATTTGGTTTAGATATTTAGGTGAACATACAAGCACAAAAATACAATCATCTAGCAACGGGTACATTGATTTGCAGTATAAAAGTATAGACTTTCGCTATAAACACGATTTTAAGCACTTTAGAGCCACTTTAGGCACTTGTCTAAGGTATCACCCTATATATGGTCTAAACCCTTTTAAAAACGATTTTCCTAATTATAATGATTTTACGGCAGTAGCACAAGAATTAGGATATATAAAAGACTATTGGTTTATAGATGAAAACTACAATAATAATTTAGATAGGTTTGAACAATCATTTTATAGGTGGATATTGAATGGTGATACAGTAGCACAAAATACTGCACAATTTCAAGACTATTATGCTACTATACCTAGTAGATACAATAGAGAAAAATTAGCACAATTAGAAAACCAATACACATTATCTGGTGTAGCAGGGTTATCATATTACATATATTTAGATAAATTCTTTGTTTTGGCTTATGCTAATTATTTCTTTATAAACGGAAAACTGAGTGATTATAGCTCAGACACAAAAGATTATGATTTTGGCGTTATTGCAAATTGGAAATTGAATAGGTCATTTTCTTTATATTCTCAATTAGAATACTTAAACTATTTTAATAGAGAAAATTATACAATCAATTTAGGAATTAACTTAATACTTATATAATATGGAACTTTTAAAAAGAATACTAGATACATTTGAAGATGCTTTTCAATCAAAGAAATTTTGGTACGCAATAGGTACATTATTTGTTTTATTTTTTAGTGATTCATTTGGTATCAATGACCAAGAAATTAATAATGTAGTTTTAATTGCATTAGCACTTATTATTGCACAAGGTTTAGCTGATAAAAAATGTAACCGATGAAACTAACTGAAAAGTCTGAATTAACACTAGATATTAAAACTATTGGAATAATTGTAGCTATGGTTATTTCTGTTTCAAGTACATACTTTACTTTAAAAGCTGATATTGATGAGAATAAGAAAGCATTAGAAAAAGGTAATTGGGTAAGTGCTACGGAATATGAATTAAAAGATGAATTAGTGCGAACTACAATCATGAGTAATAGCAAAAAACTAGATGCTATTGAAAACAAATTAAATACAATAGACAACAGACTTTACAATCTTAATAAATAAATTATGAATATAGCTTATCTATTACAAATCTTAATTGCAATTTTCTTTTTTTGTATTGGTGTTTGTTTTGGTCAAGTTTCAGTTGTACAATTTAATAGTGAATGGAATGCAGACAATAATTTTGACATAACAATTTTAAAAGATTGTGATGTTGATAGTATTGTTATTTGTCATAATCCTGAGCTACAAGAAAAGCATAAAATCAAATCTGTACCTACTATTATTATTTTTGATGAAGATAATGAGGTTACAAGATTTGAAGCTAATATAATGATGCAACTTGAGGCAACAAAAAAAGAGATACAGAAAGAAATTGATAAAATCTATTTAGCTAAATTTGAATGAGATTATCTAAAAACTTTACGTTACAAGAGCTAATTTATTCATCAACTGCGTTGAGATTAGGAATAGATAATGGTCCTACAAAAGAGGGCGTATTGAAATTGACCTTATTAGCCACTTCACTTTTACAACCTCTACGGGAACGCATAGGGGCGTTAAGAGTTACAAGTGGCTACAGGTCGCCTCAATTATCAGAAGCAATAGGGTCAAGTGCAAATTCACAACATTGCAGATATGAGGCAGTAGATATGCAATTTGTTAAGCGTGGAAAAATGGATAACCTTTTAATATATCAAGCATTAATTGACTTAGACTTAGACTTTGACCAGTGCATTCTTGAGTTTGGTAATAGCACAAAAGAGTTAGACCCTACACACCCTGCGTGGATTCATCTTAGCTGGAAAGTAGCAGACAACAGAAAACAAGTCTTGATTGCTTATAAAGATGAAAATAACAAAACTAAATATAGACCAAAAATAAAATATAACTCAATATGAAGATTTTAAAAACTTTATTTGGAAATATAGGTTTAGATGTTAATAACTTAGTTGATAATGTTATAACCACTGATGAAGAACGCAAGACTTTAAAGATTAAATTGAAGCAAGTTTTGACACAAGCTGAAAGCTTAGCACAAGAACAAGTGACTAGAAGATGGGAAGCAGATAGCAAAGCAGGATGGCTTCCTGCAAACATAAGACCCTTAACTCTAGTATTTTTGACATTGGTATTTGTAATAATATCTATGTTTGATGGTAATGTAGGTGGTTTTAAAATATCACCATCATATATACCAATCTATCAAACTCTATTACTTTGCGTATACTCTGCATATTTTGCAGGTAGGAGTATAGAGAAAATTAAAAACAAATAATTTGAAAAGAGATTATCGTTTACGCTTAACTAAACCAGAACATGACCTGATTAAGAATATGCGTGACACTGATGCTAATAACATTCTAGTTATTGGAGATTTGCACGAACCCTTTTGTTTAGATGAATACTTAGATTTTTGCATTGAAAAATACTTTGAATTTCAATGTGATGAGGTGGTGATAATTGGTGACTGTTTAGATAACCATTATAGCAGTTTTCATGAGGTAAATATAGATGCAGAATATACAGGAAAAAAAGAGCTTGAGGTTGCAATTGAAAGAATAGCAAGGTGGCGTGATGCGTTTCCTGTTGCAACAGTTATCATTGGAAACCATGATAGAATTATAATGAGGAAAAGTCAAGCATCTGCAATACCTAGCAAATGGATTAAAAGCTACAAAGAAGTGTTAGAAGTGCCTGATTGGAACTTTGTAGAAAGATACGAAAAAAATGGTGTTCAATATATTCATGGTGAGGGTGGTACTGCTAGAACTAAGTGTAGAGCTGATATGATGAATACAGTACAAGGACACCTACACACACAAGCATATTGTGAGCATTATGTTGGTCAAAATTTTAGAGTATTTGGTATGCAAGTTGGTTGTGGTATTGACCATGAATCTTATGCTATGGCTTATGCTAAATATGGTAAAAAACCTGCTATTGGTTGTGGTGTAGTTTTGAATAATGGAAAATTACCTGTAAATTTATTAATGGAATTATGAAAAACGTATATAAAGAAAAGCTAGAGCTTGGTGCATATTATACATATAACAAAGACAATAAAAAAGTCTATGATATAAAAAGTATTCGCCAAGACTTCAAAGAGCTTATTAAGAAACTTAAAAAATAAGAGGCGTAAATAAGGTATTTAAGATTTGGTCATCTCCTACTTTAAATACGCCTTTTGTTTATTTCCAAGTATTCGGGTCATATCCTAAAGTGGTTCGGTCTGTAATGCTCAAGCTATACCTTGCGACTTCCGTAAACACACTATCACCATTAGCTTTTGTAAACCTTGTTTTAACCTTAACCATATCTGTATCTATATTGTAACCATCTTTTTTTAGTCGAAATATAGTATCAGATAGTCTAGTATTTCCTAAGTCCCTGATGGCTTCTAAACTTGTAACGCTTCCGTAATTTTTAAGATAATCTAGTAATCTTGTTTTATGTGTTGCTCTCATTTTTTATTAAATAATTTTTTAAAATAGTTTTCTAATTCTTCATCTTCTTCATGTACTCCTATGACTTTAAAACTGCTTTCATCATCATAAAGTTTTTCTAAAAATGAATCTAATTGCTTTTCAGTGCCTTTAAACTCTATACACCCATACCTACACTTAATGTCTGTAAACTCTTTATTTGACAAATAAGTATCTTTAGTAATATAATTAAAGTAACCTTTTCCTTGTATTGTATATTGTTTAATCATTATGCAGTTTCTAAGTGGTGTTTAGTAATTATTTCACTATCTATTATATTAGCTTGTATTGACCTTAATGCTTTTAATCTATCTTTTGCATTTTTAATACTAGCAGTCCACTCTCTAACATCTTGCGTTGTACCTGCACCATTAAGCTTTTCAAACCAAAAGTTAATAGATTCTATTTCATGTTCTATTTGTTTATCAATAACAACTAATAATGTAGCTGATTCATTAACACTTAAATTGATTGTCTTATATAATTCTGTTTTCATAATTTCTATATTTTAATTTATAACTGTTTTTAATTGTTTACACAAATATATGTAAAATTATTTTAATACAAAAGCAATTATTCTTTTTACTTATTAACAATCCGAATGTTAATAACTATTAAATTATTTTAAGTTTATATTAAATATATTTATTATTATTGTACTATAATTTTAAATGAATAATGATGAATGAAAAATTAAAAGAGCAAATAAAGTTTGCAATGTATAAATATGATATTAATAAAAAAGACTTAGCTGATATGTTAGAATTGTCTTATCCAACAATGTTATTAAGGTTAAAAGACCCTGATACTTTTAAGGTAAAAGAATTAAAACAATTATGCTATATGCTTAATCAAGAATTGATTTTAAATATAAAATAATATGAAAGAAACTAAACAGGAGATTTTAAATAGATTGTTTATAGAAAACAATTTAACTGATGAAGATTATTTTAAACATAAATTTTATACTATAATCACTAGAAGTGGTATTGATAAAATACAAGCATCTAATGACATTAGAATATGTTATAAATTAATCTATAATTCACCAGATACAAAATGTGTAATAATTAAAGCAACTGCAACAATGGGTGATAAGGTTATTGAAACATTTGGTGAAGCAGCACCAATGAATAATCAAAATTCATATCCTATTGCTATGGCTGAAAAAAGAGCTATGAGCAGGGCGTGTTTAAAGTTAGCAGGGTTTTATGAAAACAATGTATTTGGTGAAATGGAAGCAGAAGATTTTAAAAGAAGTAATAATTAATAAATAAATAAATAATGTATAAAATAAGAGGTAAAATAATAAGTGTTCAAAATTTAGATATTAACACTAAAAAAGGTGATTTTGTAAAAAAGCTAGTCACCATTGAAGAAACTGAAACAGGTTTTGATAATCAAATGCAATTTGAGATATTTGGACAAGAAGCTATTAATGTTATTGAGCATGATAGAAAACTAACTGAGGGACAGTTTGTAAATATAGATTTTTATATAAAAAGTAGAGAATATAATACTAAATTCTATAATACTTTAATGATTAAAGAAGCTAGAATTGAAGATGATGAAATACAATTAGGCAACAATCCCCCGTTTTAATTATTCCTGAAAGTGCTTGTGTTTTTATTTTTTTCTATATTTAATTTACTTTTTAGCACAGGCACTTTCTTAATATAATACTACTATGAAAAAAACATATTTTAACCACGATAGCAACGCACGAAACGATTATAGAATAATAAAACTTAGAGCTAAATTAGGTTATGAGGGTTATGGGATATTTTGGTCTTTATTAGAAATGTTATTTATAGAAGAAAATAAAATATGTATTGAAGATTATGATGCTCTTGCATTTGGTTTGCAGTGCGATCCTAAAATTTTAAAGCAAGTAATTGAAGATTTTGATTTGTTTGTTATAGAAGATGATTGTTTTTATTCTAAGAGGTTAAATAATCATATAGAAGAAATAAATAATAAGTCTATAAAAGCAAAAGAAAACGCAAATAAAAGATGGAATAATGCAAACGCAATGCAAACGCAAAGCGACTGCAATGCTAGTAAAGTAAATAAGAGTATAAGTAAAAGTAAAAGTAAAGTAAATAAAAGTAATTATTATAATGATATTTCTTTTCCTGATTATTATGATATTCATTATGCTAAAAGAATAGAGCAAGATGTCAATAAGACTAGAGAATACCACAAACACCTAGAATCATTAGGTTATAAAAAAGAAGTCAATAATTATAGTGGACAAGCAAAATGGGTTAAGAAATGAAAGAATATCAATTACAAAAGGCAGTATGTAAATATCTTGACTTAAACAATGTTTTATATTGTGGCTCTATGGGTGGTCAATACCAGGCACATTTTAGTCAGCGTATAAAAGCTAAAAAGAGTGGTTACAAAAAAGGTTTTCCAGATTTGTTTATATATGAAATTTCTAAAATAGGTGATAAATTATATGCAGGGTGTGCTATTGAATTAAAAGTTGGGTATAATAAAGCAACAAATGAACAAATATGGTGGCGTGACCAATTAAGAGATAGAGGGTATAAGGCAGAAATATGTAATGGTATAGATGAAGCATTAGCACTTATTAATAGTTATTTAGAGGGAAAAATATGTTAAAAATAGGAACAGATTTTAGTGGTATAGGTTCACCAGAACAGGCATTAATTAAACTAGGAATAGAACACAAATCAATGTTTGCTTGTGATGTTGATAAATATGCTAAAAAAAGTTATTTAGCTAATTATAAAACAGAAAATTTTTATGATGATATTACTACTAGAAACCATAAAGAAACTCCTTATGTTGATTTGTATGTTGCAGGTTTTCCTTGTCAAGCATTTTCAATGGCTGGTAAAAGATTAGGTTTTGAAGATACTAGAGGTACTTTATTTTATGATTTGTTAAAATACCTAAAAGCTAAAAAACCCAAATACTTTATACTTGAAAATGTAAAAGGTTTATTAAGTAACAATAATGGTAGAACATTTTTAACTATATTAGATTGTTTAGCTAAAACAGTCAATGGTCAATACTCTTTTACAAACTATGAAGATGGTTTGAATTACTATGTATATTATAAAGTTTTAAATACTAAAGATTATGGAATACCACAAAATAGAGAAAGAGTTTTTATAGTAGGTTTTCGTGATGAAAAACATTCTTTTAAATTTCCTAAAAAAATACCATTAGAATTAAAATTAAAAGACTTATTGCAAGACAATGTGAATAACAAATACTATTTAAGTGATGATTATGTAAAAAAATTAGAAGAATATAACGAAAGAAACAAAAAAAAAGGTAATGGCTTTAGAGCTAAATTTCATAATCCTGAAAATGACATAATGAGTACTCTAAAAATTAGTGGAGATAGTAAAGATGACTTAATTAAATTAACTAGATTAGAAGATTTGCAATTAAAAGTAAAAAAGCGAATTAATGAAACACCAAAAGAAATAAACGAATTTTTAAAAAAACATAAAAAAAATAGCATAAAAGAAATTGCAGAAAAATTACAAATACCTAAAACACAATTAGAGCATTATTTTAGAACTGATAAATATAGAGCAATACCATGTCCTAAAATTTGGAAAAAATTAAAAGAGCTATTAAAATTTGATGATACTTATGATGATGCAGTAATAGAATATGAGGAAAAATTATCTACTTTTGAAACTGCTCAAAGATTATATGATGCTAATGGTATATCAGCTACTTTGCAAACTAATGAGGGTAATTATTATAAAACATATAAAAGAATAAGAAGACTAACTCCTTTGGAATGTTTTAAATTACAGGGTTTTCCAGATAGCTTTCATAAAAAATGTGTTGATTCAGGTTTAAGTGATACACAACTATATAAACAAGCAGGAAATTCAATTACAGTAGATGTTATGTCTTATCTAATAAAAGAAATATTAATTAATGAAAGTTAAGCCTACATTTTTTAACACTAGAACAGAAAGATTGCATTGGGATTATGTAGATACAAACAATTTATTGTTTATAATTTTATTTGATTCAGGTGCAGAGATGTCATTTGTTTTAAGAAATTTGAAAAAAAATGATAATATAAAAAATTATATTTATAAGAAACTGCAAAAAAGATTTTCTAATATAGCAGAAATAGAAATTAGTAAATTAAGCAGTGTAGAGTATAACCTAATGAAGCAGATGAATGTACCCTCAGTCATTAAAGTATGTTAAATAAATACTTAATAGAAAACTACAACAAACTAAAAGATGTAGCTTATAACATTACAAATGGTGATGGTGATGATTTGCTTAGTTTTGTAATTGAAGAACTTTACAAATGCGACCAAAAAAGAATTAAAGAAATAATTGAAACCAATAAAATGACTTTTTATGTCATTAGAATAATGCTTAATCAATATCACTCAAAGACAAGCAGATACTATTACAAGTACGATAAATACTATGAGTTTCACACCACATCAACAATAGAATCCATTACACCAGATATTATTGATTATACTATACAAGACAAGATATTACTAGAAGAAAGGTTAGAATGGGTTGAAGATAAATTACAAGATTGTTATTGGTTTGATGCACAATGTTTTAGAATTTATTATCATGAAGAACACTCATTAAATAGTATGGCTAAAGCAACTAAGATAAATAGAAACACATTATTTAAAGCAATTAATAATGTAAAGAAGTTTTTAATTAAAGAAAAGTAATATGTTTAATGACCAAAAGCAAGAAAAGATAGCAAACGTAATAGTAACATTGACTGTTATAATAGTATTAACATTTTTAGCATTTGCAATATCATGACAAAAAGTAAAGGATTAGGAGATTCAATAGAAAAGGTATTGAAAAAAACAGGCATTGACAAAGTGGCTAAAAAAGTGTTTGGTGATGATTGTGGTTGTGAAGAACGCAAACAGGCATTAAATAAGATGTTTCCTTATGCAAAAGTTAGACAATTTACAGAAGATGAGATGTCTATATATGAATCAGTTTTACCTAGAATAAAAGGAACTATAAGTGGTGCAGACCAATCAACTCTAGTAAAGCTATATAATAAAGTTTTTAATGCTAATAAAAAACCATCTAGTTGTGGCTCATGTGTTCAACAGACAGTTGCACAATTAGCTAAAGTATATGTAAATAGTTGTAAAATTGAAGATAATGAATCAAATATTTAGATTTTGCCTTAGATGTGTTAGAATGTCATTAATAGAAGATGGCTGTTGTAGTTTCTGCAATACTGATATGATTATAAAAGGAGAAAATGACAAACTAAAAAAAAGAGAAAAGGAAATTGCAGAACCATACTAAAGTATATTTTAATTTTTTCGGATATGATGAAAGCTCATATATTGAATGCGAAATGCAATGTGGAAGCAGAGCAGTAGATATTCACCATATAGAAAGAAGAAATAAAACTAAGAATGATTTTATTGAAAACTTAGTTGGATTATGTAGAGATTGTCATATTAACTGTAATGATAGCTCTTTTAATATGTACGTTAGAATAAAACACTTAGAAAATGTATGTATGCAAGTTTACGCATTAATAAAATTAAATAAGCAATTAGATGAAAATAGAAAAAATAGAAATAAATAAATTAAAACCTGCTACTTATAATCCTAGACAGATTAGCACAAAGCAATATAAAGACCTAAAGTCATCAATTGAAAAGTTTGGTCTAGTAGACCCTATCATTACTAATAAAGATTTTACAATAATTGGTGGTCATCAAAGATATAAAATATGTAAGGAATTAAAACACAAAGAAATTGATTGTGTAGTATTAGACCTATCAAAAGAAGAAGAAAGAGAATTAAATATAAGACTAAATAAAAACACAGGTGATTTTGATATGGATATTTTGGCTAATGAATTTGATATTGATGAGCTTGTTGATTGGGGTTTTAAGCACATTGACCTTGATATTAATATAGATAAAATACAAGAAGAAGAAGAACAAGAGCAGGAATATTTTATAACTATTAAAGAAAAAAGTATAACAAAAGCTAATCAATTATTCAAAGAGCTAGATGGTAGAGGGTTGGATGTTAAAATAAAATTATAATAGATTAAATAATACAAATGGGACACAATAAAAAAGAAAAACTATTACAAGCGTTAAAAGAAACGCAAGGTTTAATATATCATGCTTGTAAAAAAGCAGGTAATATAAGCAGAAGTACATATTATAGATACTTAAAAGAAGATGAAGAATTTGCTAAAGCAGTGAAAGAAATTCAAGAAGCACAGATTGATTATGTAGAGGGTGAATTAATTAAGAATATAGCTAGAGGCAAAGAAACAAGCATAATCTTTTATTTAAAGTCTAAAGCTAAAGATAGAGGTTATACAGACAAATCATTACTAGATATTACAAGTGGTGGTAAGTCTATCACAGATATTAAAATTGAAGTTATTGACACGGGTAAAGATTAAAACAACGAATGTATTTAACAAGGCGTATAGGTCTAAAACTAGAATAACGTGCTTACAGGGGGGTACGCGTTCTAGCAAGACCTATTCGCTTTGTCAAATGGTTATTGTAAAAGCACTAGAAGAACCAGACAAAGTATTTAGTATTATTCGTAAAACATTACCTGCGTGTAAGGGTAGCGTGTATAGAGATTTTATAAATATCTTAAAAGAACTAGAATTATATTCTGTTGATAATCACAACAAATCAGACCTATCATACAATTTAAATAATTGTCTTATCGAATTTCTTTCAGTGGATAACCCAGAAAAATTAAAAGGTAGGAAAAGAAATTATGCGTGGCTCAATGAGGCAACAGAATTCACCTATGAAGATTATCAACAAATAATTTTTAGAACTACAGAACAAATATACTTAGATTATAATCCTTCAGACCCGTACTCATGGATATATGAAAAGGTTTTAACTAGAGATGATTGCACCTTTATAAAATCAACATATAAAGCTAATCCTTTTTTAGATGAAGATACTATTGCAGAAATTGAAAGACTAAAAGATATAGACCCTGATTATTGGCGTGTTTATGGATTAGGTGAAATTGGCTCTATACAAACAATGATATTCAGGAACTTTAATTTAGTTGATGATGTGCAAGGTAAATTGCTTGGTTTTGGTTTAGATTTTGGCTTTACGAATTCACCTACGGCATTAGTAGAAGTAAGACAATTAGATGATAACCTATATATCAAAGAACTGCTATATGAAAAGAGATTAACAAATACAGACCTTGCAAATAAACTTAAAGAATTTGGTATTGATAGACAAACAGAAATTGTAGGTGATAGTGCAGAACCAAAATCAATAGAAGAAATTTACAGACAAGGTTTTAACATTAAACCTGCTAAAAAAGGTGCAGGTATTCACTTAGGACTTGATATTATGAGGCGTTATAAACTACATATTACAAAAGATAGTTTGAATGCAATAAAAGAATTTAGGGGTTACAAATGGTCTACAGATAAAAATGGTGATGTATTAAACACGCCTGTAAAAGTCAATGACCACTTAATTGATGCAACTAGATACTTATGCTTAAATAAATTATCTGTTAATCACTCAGGCAAATACTATATATTATGAAATTATACAATGGAGATTGTTTAGATGTTATGTGTTCAATAGCTGATAAAAGTATTGATGCAATTATAACAGACCCCCCTTATGGAACAACAGCTTGTAAGTGGGATTCTGTAATTCCTTTTGAACCTATGTGGACACAATTAAACAGAATTATTAAAGATAATGGTGCAATCGTTTTATTTGGTAGTGAGCCTTTTAGTAGTGCTTTACGAATGAGTAATATAAAAAACTACAAATATGATTGGATATGGATAAAAAAAAGATATAATAGTGGATTTGCTCACGCTAAAAATAAACCTTTAAAAAAGAATGAAAATCTTTGTGTTTTTTCATTATCTTCAATGGGTCACAAAATACAACTCGGAAACAAAAGAATGACTTATTATCCACAAGGACTTAAAGAAATACATCTAGAAAGAAATAATAAAACTTTTCAAAATGCTTCTTTTGGAAAAAGACCATCTTCAAGACCTACAGTGCAAAAGTATAAGGGTTATCCAAATAATATATTAAAATATGATGTTCAACAAAAAGGGAAATTTTTACACCCAACACAAAAGCCTGTTGCATTAATGGAATACTTAATTAAAACATATACCAACGAACAAGAAACTGTCTTGGACTTTACAATGGGTTCAGGCACAACAGGTGTTGCTTGTTGTAATACAAATAGAGATTTTATTGGTATTGAACGAGATAAAAACTATTTCAAAATAGCAGAACAAAGAATAAATAATTTATTATGAAACTATACAATGGAGATTGTTTAGAAGTAATGAAGTCAATACAAGACAAAAGCATTGATGCTATTATAACCGACCCACCATACGGCACAACAGCCTGTAAGTGGGATAGTGTAATTGACTTTAAATTAATGTGGAAACAATTAAATAGAATAATAAAAGACAATGGTGCAATTGTGTTGTTTGGTTCTGAACCATTTTCAAGTCATTTGAGAATGTCAAATATAAAGAATTATAAATATGATTGGATTTGGAAAAAAACAAAGGCTGGAAATTTTGCCCAATGTAGAAAAAACCCAATGAAGTATCATGAAATAATATCTGTATTTTATAATAAATTTCCTACATTCAATTTGTTTAATTTAAGAAAATTAGAAAAACCAATTTTAAATAGTCGAAAAAATAAAGGTGCAAAACTTGGTCATGTAAGTAATGATAGTAAAAAGTATTATCAAACTGAAACAGGTTATCACAATTCTATTATAAAATTTAGCAACAAGTCAGGAAAAAATTATTCTTATCATCCCACACAAAAACCTGTAGCACTAATGGAATACTTAATAAAAACTTATACAAATGAATTAGAAACTGTATTAGACTTTACTATGGGTAGTGGTTCTACAGGTGTTGCTTGTTGCAATACTAACAGAGATTTTATAGGGATTGAACTTGACAAAGAGTATTTTAAAATAGCAGAACAAAGAATAAAAAACGAATTATAAACTTTTATATTTATTAGTAATGAAAGAGGTTAAATTAACTATACCAGATAATTGGTCTGATATAACAATAGAAACGTATCAGAAATATGTTAAAATACAAGAGGGCAAAGGAAGTGAGAAAAACAAGGTTGTAAAGAGTTTGGCGTTATTATGTAACACTACACCTTTTGTTGTAAAGAAAATGGATTACAAGGACTTATTAGAGATAATGAGCATAATTAAAACCATGATTGATACAGAACCAAAAGATGAAGAATTTAGAAAGACTTTTATATTCAAAGAAGAAGAATATGGTTTTGTACCTAATTTGAGTAAATTAAGCACTGGAGAATATATAGACTTAGAAACTTATTGCAAAGAACCTATTGAGAATCTACATATTATCATGTCGATACTTTATAGAAAGATTACTTTTAAAAGGAATGAAAGATATGCTATTGAAAATTATGACCCTGATGAGTTTAAAGAAGAACTATTTAAGGACTGTCCAATGGATATAGCTCTTTCTAGCTTAGGTTTTTTTTTGACTTTAGGAAGCGTATTAGCAAAGACTTCGCAACGCTTTTTACAAGTACAGGAAATGAAACCACAAAAGCAGTAACAATGCAGTCAAAGTGGGGGTGGTACAATATCATCTATTCTTTGTCTAATAGCATTTTAGATATTGAAAAAATTACTAGAATACCAATTTTAGAAGTATTAACATATCTTGCATATAGTCAAGATTATAATAATAAGAAAAGAAATAATTATGAAAACTTTTAATAATGCAGTTGCTTTTTTTTCCACTATTGCAGAAAAGCATCATGAGATAAATTTTTTTCACTGTGGAGAATTAGATGAAGTAGATATTAGAAAACTGGGTGCAACTGATTATGTTATATTATATTTAGAACCATCAAATGCAGTAATTGATTCAGGTTACATGACTTATTCTTTCAATTTATATATCTTAGATAAAATTAATGAAACTACTGAAAATATAAAACCTGCTTCACCTGTTGGTCAATATGCAGTTGAAAACAAATTACTTAGCAGACCACTGCAAGGGCGTATTAATGCGTATTCAGAAAACCTATTAATTCTAAAAGATGTAATTGCAGAATTTAAACAAAATTTAAATACTGCATCTTGGGTTGATGATGAAGTATATTTAGAGCTACCAATAACTGCAGAACCTTTTACTGCACGTTTTAATAATTTATTGACAGGATGGGTTGCACCAATAACATTTCAAGTTAATAATAAAAACAATTTATGTATCGCACCAATTACTGCAAATAGCTAATGGAATTTACAAACACAATACAAGCATTACAAAAATTAGGCTCTAATGTAGTAACTGAGGGTAAGTCTATTCTTAAACAGAAGAAAAAAACCACAAGTGGAAATACACTCTATAATGAGTTTGATTATATGGTAACTGCATCAAAAGATTCTGTTACATTAGAATTTGAATTTGGAAATGCTGATGATTATTGGATGTTTGTTGATGAGGGTGTGAGAGGTGCAGGTGGTTATAAAGGAAGTGGGAAAATGCGTGGACAGGGTAGTCCTTTTAAGTATAGTACAAAAATGCCTCCTAGAAGATTCATTGACCAATGGATAGTTAGAAAACCATTAAAGGCTGCTAGAGATAAAAGTGGGCGTTTTATAAAAAGAAAGAGTTTAGCATATTTAATACAACGTGCTATTTATCAAAGGGGGTTAGAAAGAACACAATTCTTTAGTAAACCTTTTACACAACAATTAAAAAAACAAACAGATAAAATAACAGAAGCATTTGCAGATGATATAGAAGCTATGCTAGAACAAACATTAAAAGATTAAATTATGGCGTTATCTTGGAAGCAATATCCTGTTGAGGAATCAGACAAAGTACCTGTATTAACTAATTGGACACCACTAATAGGATGGATGCTATACCAAAGTGCTGTTGCTACTTATTTTTACCACAAACTAATTGTAGAAGTTAGATTAGATGATGCTAGTGGAACATTAATAGCTAAAATAAAACAAAGAAGAAATGGATATAGCGTGGATGTATCAGGTAATGCTGCTAGAGCTTTTTTTGATTTGAGAGATGTAGCAAATAGTGTTTTAGTAGATACTGTATTTGACCAAAATGATACGGGAGTACCTTTTAGAGCTATCCATAAAGTAGGTAAAAACACATCAACAAAACCCTTTAGTGTTAATGGTGATAATACAAATGACAAAACACAAATACAATTATTACACGTTAAGGGGTTTGAAGAATACTCATTATCAGCTTCTGCTTCACCTACAGAACAATCAGGCACATCAGTTACAGATGTTGAATTTTTTACGTCTGCTTCATTACCTTTAATGACTGCAAGAAATACTGACCCTGACTACATACAAAGTAACGCTTTTAATGTGTTTAGTTTAAGCTCATCAACTAAAAGGTTTTTAAGTGATTTGGAACAATCAGCAACAGGCACAATAGTTGGTAGCTCAACTGAAACTAATCCTGGTGAAGTTTACAGAAATTATGTACAAAGTTTAGGTGATTATCACACAGTAGGTTTTTTAAATGGAACAACAGATTTTAGTGGTAATTGCTATAAAATACAAGTTACATATTATGATGGTTCAAACCAATTAACACAAAATTCTTTCCTTAATAGTGATAATGATTCTGGAACTGATAGGGGTGGAAAAGCACCTAATCTAGTTTCAACAGACCCTCAAAGAATTTTATACTTTGGTTGTGGAACAGGTAATTTAACCTTTCAATCTGTTCATGTTACTTCTAGACCTAATAATGCTAATAATTCAGGTTGGACACATTACACAATACAAGCATTAGATGGTAGTGATTCGGCAGTATCAGCTTTATATTATTTCATTAATCAAGATGGTAGTTGTAAAGGTTTTAAAATTAGAAGATTAGCTTTTAGAAATAGCTTAGGGTGTTATGATTATTTCAATTTCAAAATGAAGTCAACATCTACAATAGAAGTTACACGTGATAATTATAACTCAATGCTTGGAACATTCAATAAAAGTAGATGGAGATATAACAATACTCAAAGAGGTAAAACCACAAGACAAACTACTGCTATTTTAAAAGAAACATTACAAACAGATTGGATAAGTGAGCAAGATGCAAACCTATTAGAGAAACTTGTGTATTCAACAGATGTTTATATATTAGAAAATTTAGATACAGACTTTACAGAGGGTGTAGTTATAACAGATTCATCATTTGTAAAAAAGACTGTTGCTAATGACAAGTTAATTCAATATACAATCAATATAGAATACGCAAATCCAATAAATACAAATAGCTAATGAATGTCAGACTTGTAGCATATAGAAAAGCAACCACAACTGCAACCTCAGATAGTACCTATCAACTAGACCTACAGGAAGCACCCAACATATCATTAAACTTTCAATTTAGTGATATTAAAGAACCTGAAACTAGAAAAGGTAGTTATTCACAAACTTTTAAATTACCTTTTACTGATAATAATAATGAGTTTTTTCAAAATTGGTTTAATGTCAATTTAACAACTTTAGTATTTAGCACAAGAAAAAAATTCAATGCAGTTTTATATGTTGGAACTGTACCACAATTTGATGGTTTTATTCAGCTAAAGGCAGTCTATAATAAAGCACAATGTTATGAGGTTGTATTAATGTCTAATACTTCTGATTTGTTTAGTGCTATTGGTGAGCAAAGACTACAAGATGTTTTTTTAAATACAGATGGTGAAACGTATAGTACAGAATTAGACCACACCTTTAATGAAACTAATGTATTAAATTCATGGAATGGTAGTAGTAGTGCTTTTCAAAATACATCAGGCGTTTCATTAAGAGATACAGATATTAATGTGCAAAAGGTTATGTATCCAATGTCCTTAACAAAACCAAACTTTTATTATGACCCTAATGATACAACAAATGGTGGTCACAATAAATATCTTTTAATGGATTCAGGAGATATTGCAGGTATGGGTGTTGATGATGCCTTGAATTATATTGTGCCTTTAACACAACTAAGACCATCAATCCAAATAAAAACATTATTCAAATTAATTTTAGCAAAGGCAGGATTTTCTTATACATCAACTTTTATAGATGGTTCATATTTTGGTAAAATATATATGACTACAGGTAATGAATTAGCTGGTGCAGGTTTACCCACATCAAGTACGATTCAGCAACCTGCAGGAACTACAGTTGCAGGTCAAACTAACTATTCATGGTCACAATGGGTTTTAAGTAATTCAGCACCTAATTTTGAAAGTTGTCAT